CCACATTATACGTCAAGGATGACGCAGCGAGTTTATTGAACACGCCAACTAAGGCTGTTTCAATTCCATTAAGGTTTCCTTCATTATCAAACAAAGGAACTGTAATTACCAGTTTGAAATTCGCTGTTGGTGCGATTGTATTGTGCTGGTTATTGTTAGGTGTTAGGTAAGGGTCATCTGGTGCAACGATAACGCTGTTCGCTAAAACGGTTGCAGGCGGAAACGCAAAAACTTGCCATAAAGAGTTATCAACTAAAGCAGTGGCAATAGTTGTTCTTAGCGTTGTTAATGCTGTTGACATCGCCTATCCAATCATTGAAGAAGGCGATAGGGCATGGGCTAATAAACCTCTTACACGTGCCAAAAGTGTATTTCCCATGCGGTATGGTGACGGAGCAAAATCTGGTGATACTCCGCCTGAATTTGAAACCTGACGTGCCTGCCAAATGTCTACTGAAATCATGAGCGCCGCTTCTTGCACGGCTGGGTCTAATGTGTAATCAGCGTATGTTTCTCCTGCTACTTGTCCATAAGGTACAACCTCATGACGTACCACAGGTGTATTGTTATTGCCTGTAATGTTATAAGTAATGCTGTATTCGCCAACTTCTGTAATTGTTTTAGACCCATTGTGCTTTGAGCCATTGCCAGAAATTACGACTGTTTGACCAACATAAAATTTATCAATTATTACTTGTTCAAAATAAAGCGTGCCCGTTGATGCTGTGTTGCTGTGTGCAATGTTAAAAGTATAGTTGTTCCATAACATTGGAAGAATTACAACGTCAGCGGCATCCACAACTTCTTGTAAAGTCGCGTCTGTGTACAAAGTTCCAACTCCTAATGCGGAACGAAGTTCTGCAACTGTTGTCAATGCCATGTGTAATCCTTTCTAAAGACTGAAGGCGGGGCAAGGGCTGCGCCCCGCCTTCAGCGACTTAGGTGGCTTTAATTAAGCCTGGAAGTTGTAGCGGTAAACTCCGCCACCACTCTTTGCAACGTAAATTGCGAGGTATCCGTATAGGTTGATTTCAACTTCACCAGATGTAAGTACGTTAACACGTAGGTTAGTTGTTGGAGATTCCCAAACATATACTGAAGATGGAGCAATGAGGTACATTGAGTTATCGCCTGTACCTGTTGTGATGTTGTGGTCAACAATGAGATTTGTACCAAGTACGTCACCAACAACAGATGTTGGACGAACTGAACCTGATTGATTCATTGGTGATGCTGCGTTGTATAACGCACGTCCAGTTGAATCCGCATAAGACATTATCTGACCCCATTGTGATGGTGAGGCTACAAGTGCAGATGCGAAATCTCCACCTGTGTTTTCGTAAATCTTTGCAGCGTTTACAGAAATGAATGATTGAAGTGCTGACGCAGAAAGTGCGCGTCCGTCATCTTGCTTTCCATCTGCAGTTAGTGCTGCAAGGAGTGCTGTATCTGTTGCCTTTTCATAAGATTTCCGTAACTCTGACATCAACAATTCCATAAACGCAGGAGAACTTCTGTCGATGAGTTCAAAACTAACTCGGTTCAAACCGCTGAACTTATTTATTGAAACCGTGTCATAACTGGAGGTCATCCCTGTTTCAGATGGTGCAGCGCCTTCGTTTGTATCTGCAACTGTTGGTGCAACGTTTGGTGTTGCGTTGTTTGTATAAAGACGTGGAACTGTGAATGACATTCCTGATTCAGTTAGCGCTGCAGTTGTTGCTGCGTTAAATGCTGGACGGCCAGTAAATGTATCTGTAATGAATGTGTTCAAGTGTGTTGGCAATGTCAAACCAGTGTTTGTTGATGTTGAATCATCCGCTGCACGAACTGTGCGACGTGCTTCATCATCACCAAGTGCTGCCTTGATGTTTGCTTCGAGATATTGTGCTGATGTAATTGGTGCAACACGTTCGCGTACTGATGTAACGCTAACTGTTGGGCGTGAGGCCTCTACCGCAGGGGTTTCGACCTCAGGAGTTGTTGCCTCTGCTGGAGTATTCTCCACGACGGCCTCGCTTTCTGTTGGTTGGTTTTCTTCAACGTTTTCTTCTACTGGTGCAGAATCTTCCGCTGAAATCTTTGTAATTTGTGCTGACTTAAATGCTGGTTCTGTTACGGCTGATACTTCGCGTAGAACGCTTGATGTAACATGAATAACACCATCACGTGAAGGCTTTGAAGATTTAACCTCAACACCAACACTAAGTCCTGTGACTAAACCTTCTTGAGCCATGAGCAAATAATCTGTTGCTTTGCTGCTGCGGCTTAAAGAAAACACGGCATACACGCCGTCATCGCGTTTTTCAAAAGATTGAGCGCGACCCAGAGGCTGCTTAATGTCATGTTGTGCCAATAGGCGAATCGACTTAGGTTCTGGTATCTCTATTGAATCGCGTTCAAAAATAACTGCGCCTGCAGAAGTATTACCTACTTCGCCTGTTCCCATTGGAACAATTTTACCGCTGATTGTTCTTTCCTCGATTGATGCGGTAAGTTCTGCCGCCTCTAGGGTAAATGTCATCATTTCTGACATTACATACCGCCATTTCCATTAGGTGTTTGGTCTGTCATTTCCATTGCTTGTTCTGGACTAATAAGTCCTAGAGAAAGCAACTTTTCAATCACTGCTAATTCTGCCAATGGGTCTTGACGCAGGAATGTGTCTGTGATTGCAAATTTTACAACGTTTCCATGTGCGGTTATATCGTCCATAGATAAACGGTCCTCAATTGCAGAGATGTAAGGTTGCAATGAGTAAGCGAGAAAATCTTTACGTGAATCTAAAACGTTTGTATATGTATAACTTGAGTTCATATCTGCAGAAAGATAAATTGCTGGAACATTCATCATTCGTGCAATTTCAGTTGACATAAACTGTTTTGCTTCGTCATACATCATGTCTTTAGGTGAAAATGATGTTGGCTGATATTCCAATGTAGATGTTAAAAATGCAGTACTGCGATTATTACGCGCCGTTTTCCATGCTGCTAATAATCCTTGAATTTCTTTAGCGTCTAAGTCAGCGCCAGAATTTCGGATTATTCCAGAAGGCATAGGAGTTGAAGCCGCAATTGATGCTGCTTTGTTTAAGTCAACCGCTGCACGAATAAGTTCTTTACCACGTGATAATACACCTTCGTCAAATGCCTGGAATGTAATTAGAGAACCTAATCCAGTCATCGGAACTGCTTTGCCATCTACGTAATACTGTGTTATGTATTCGTTTTCTAAATTCAAATCAAAAGTTACGCGAGTGTTTGCAACCCATTCAAAACGCGCAGGCCTTCCATCATCAGCATATAATTCTGTTACGACCCAGTAACAGACCCCATAAAATAATAATGAGTCAACAGACCATGCGATTGTTACTGAACGCGGTTGTGACTTAGATGGTTGTTCTAACCAAACAGGTGAGCCTAATTCTTCTCCAGTTGATTTGCGATATAACTCTAAAGGAATTGAAGCAATAGTGCCTGCAATTAAATTGCGGCATCGAGCAACTGAAGCGATAGACATTGCATCTTCGCGACGAATACCAAGAACCCCATAATTGAAAAGATTGTAATTTTCAGACATTACTTGTGGAGCGTATTGCGCTAGGAGATTAGATTCCTTTTGTGGCGCTGGCGTTGTAAAACGCGAAAAGATACCCATTTAGACATCTTACCATACATTGTCCAATATTTGACAATTATGTGTCGGTGTGTCTAAGCAACTATCTGAGGCTTTGAAATTGGCATTGAAAGTTTATGAACTACCATTGCAGTTGCAATTGCTCCAGACACATCACCTGCGCTTTTGCGTCTAACAATTCTCCAGGCAGTGTCATTTGTCTTAGCAGCGCAATTGTTGAACATTCCAACCAGTTCTTGTTGTCCCTGGTGCTCAACGCGATTATTGACGAATCCATCCAGTAATTCGCCACACGCCTGATAGAAACGTTGTCCAGAGCAGTCTTCGACCATAACGCCTGCATTTGCCAATCTATCAGCAATGGATTGCGTTGTGTATTTGTCATACATGACTGCTCTAGGTTTCCACTGGTCACATAGCGCTTTAATGTCGGCTGCTATCTTCAAATCATCTACTGCAACCGCATTTTCCCATGTCTGCATTAAGCCAAAGCCGATTTTACCGCTCGGAAGTATTTGACCTGCAACAATACTTGCATTGCGTCTTGATGGGCTTACATCAAAGGCGAATATAGTAATTGGCCCAGGTGACATTATTAAATCGCTATTTGACGTGGCTTCGATAACTCCCAATGGCCACGGTGATTGTAATGAATCGACCCACTGGCACAATGTTTCAGTTCTTGTTGTTTCAACGCTCGATGTTGCAATTGATTCTTCAATTGCTTCTTCTGTGACTGTGTAACCTAATGCAGGGTTTGCCATAGCCCACGCATTGCGGTCATCTATCTTGCAATACTGTGGAGCGCTGTATTCGTAATAACCTAAAGACTTTGGCGGATACGACCTGGCACGTTCGACAATAGAATTAAGAACGCTGCTAAAAGCATCCCCTGCGTTAGTGGTATAGAGGGACTGAGCATTGGCACGAGCGCGAGTAACTGGAGTAGCCGCCTGAAACGCTTCCTCCGAGATTTCACGTAATTCATCAATCCATAAGAAGTCGGCTGTTCTACCACGGCTACCATCCCGTGTTGCTGCAACCACATCGAGTCTTGTTCCGTCCAGTAACTCAATTGATTCTGTTCCATTTGCATACCTTATCTGTTTAACCATTGCTTTCATTGTTGGGTTTTCTTCGATGGTATAAGCAATATCTCTAAACGATGTCAACGCCATACTTCGATTAGATGACATTATGAGGATGTTCTTGGAAGGCCACTTGAATAAGTGGGCCAGGCACAACATACGTGCAAAATGGCTCTTTCCAGACTGACGTGCAATTAATAACAGGTTTGACTTACGGATAAATTGTTCTTTCTTGTCAATCGTCAACATATCTTTTGCCACGAACTTTTGCCAGGGTAATAACGGCTGACCAATCATCTCAGCAATATCTTCAACGTCTTTGACTAAAGATTTGCCTTTTAAAAATGGACTGTGAAGCCGTGGTTGAGTTGCCCCTCGTAAGACTTTTTTCTTTTTGGTTTGTTCTGTCATTGGTCTGGATTATTTCCCGATTGAAACGGACTGGTTCGGGGTTGTTTGGACCGTGTCGGGGAGGGACGTTCTGGAAAAACAGGGGGGGTAGAACCCTTCAATAAAAAAAGCCCTTCTGAGCGTGCGCCCTTGCGTAGGTTACAAGCACGGCATGATGCAACTAGGTTATCCATATCGTGACCACCACCAACCTTGCGTGGTATTACATGGTCTACTTCTGTTGCTGGCTGTCCGCAGTAGGTGCATGTCCATCCATCACGTGCTAACACACGCAACCTTTGTTTCTTCCAATGACCAGTGCTTAGGTCATCACCTCTTAGTGCCATCCCTTACGCTTCCAATGTTTAAGAGCCTTACAAGTATCAGGCTGCATGCCCTCTATTGTACGCACATAACCATAACGATTACCTATATAACGCAATCCCCAGTCTATCTGTTGCAATGGTGTAGCAGTTCTTAACCACTCACTCTTACCTTGTGGTATTCCATATACTTGGTGTGTACCACCTATGTTGCCTACTGCTTTCCATTTCCATGCTGATTCTTTTCCATAGAGAGTTGCTAAACATTTGTAATTCTTAATTGTTAATTGACCTGCTGCATATTCTTTAGATGTTATGCGTTTTGTTGGCGGGTTTGTCGCAGTTGCTGCTGATACAAAGAGGAAGCATAGAGCCGTCCCTAACACGATTGCTACCGAGCGAACTAACCGCTTCACGGTTCGCTCTGAGCAGTTGGGCTGCTCTAGCCTTCTGAGTGTACTGGTCATGTCAAGACCTCATTTCATACTAAATTAGGACAAATACGGACATATTAAATATGTGATTTGTATCACTTATCTGTTGAGTAGAATCCCTTTCCTTTGAATACCAAGCCTGGTACTGAGTAGATGCGATTAGCCTGTGCGCCACAATCAGTACAACGCACTAAGTCATGGTCCATTGATAATTCGAGTTCCATCTGTGTATTACAAATTGGGCATCGATACTCATACATTGGCATTAGTCGCTTCTTTCTCACAGGTTTTGCATCTCCAATATTTGATTTTCTGAGTTCCACATTTATTGCATTGTTCAATTGCCGCTTCCCAATCAATATCTGGTGGTATTCGGTCATAATCTGCTTTGCGTAATAACTCCACCAAATCACCTAACGGCAACATGCAGACGAATTGCTCGACTGATGCAGTTCCCATTCCGTTAAGTCTGAAGCATGCAAATCCAACTTCCCCCGACTTAGAAGTGCGTGCTTTGATTTGGCGGAGCGTTCCGCTGATGTCTAGGGAATTTCTTGCCTTGATTTCGATGTCGAACGGAACACCGAGGACGTCTTTTCCCTGACCTCTACCTACGCTAGCGAATGGCCACCATTGCTGCAAATATGATGCTACCAAACGCTCAGTGGCGTAGCCACGATGCTTACGGCTCTGTTGGCTCATCTGGCTCTTTCGTTACGGTCAGTGCAATGTGGCTTACTGCATGACATCTTAAACAGGTGATAAATACCTCATCATTAATCTTTGGAGTAATAGCCAGAGGTTCATTGCATAAATCGCAATAGATAACAATATCCTGCGGTTCTTCGAACTC